CGCGGCCATCACACGCTGCCTTGTGCGGGTTCCATGGCGGCGGTGAAGTCAGCGGCGTTGCGGACCATCCGCGCCAATTCGCGCGCCTGGATGGGCGTCAGGAAAACCGTCGCGGCAGGTTCGGGTGGATTACCCGCCACCACCAGCAGCCGCACCAGCGCACCATCAGATGTCACCTGAATGCCCATGTCGCGGTTCATTCTGCCACCCCCAGGATGCTGGCCTTGATCGCGCGCACCGTATCGGCGCTGAGCCCCTGCGCGCGCGCCACGGCTTCGGCGGCGCGGGCGGCGCCGGCTTTGGCCTTCGCGGCTGCGCGATCTTCCACGCGCGCCACAAATTCCACATTCTGCCGGCTGGCGGTGGTCAGGCGCTGCACCGCTTCCGCCATCAGCGCCACGGATTTCGGGTCGCGCACATGGGCCAGCGCGGCTTCACTGCCTTCATCCGCGCCGCCTTCTTCGGCGGATGCCAGGAAGTCGAACAGGAAGGAATGCATCATTTCAATATTCAGCCGCGCCGTTTGGCTTTCCGGCGCATCGCCAAGCTGGCGCACCAGCGCTTCAGATATCGCGCGGGATCGGCGCAGCCTTTCGCCAACCTTGTCCATCTGCTGCACATGCCGGCCCAGCGCAGATCGGCTGACGGTCACTTCCATGCCTTGCAGATGCGCCAGAATTTCATCCAGCGTGCGGCCCTGTTCGCGCAGCCGCCCGATGGCTTCGCGGATTTCGCTGGGCAGGCGCGCAATGGTGGAAGGCCGCGCCATGGCTTACCGCCCCGGCATGGGGCGCGCGACGCCCGGGTGCGGCCTGCCGCGCGCAACATCCACGCCATCTTCGGTGGCGGTCGCCACCCAGATACCGCCATCATCCAATTCGCGCAGCGTCACCAGGCGGTGATCCGCCAGCCACTGCAAATCAGCCCGCAGCATATCCCGCGATACATTATGGCCGAGCGATGTCAGCGCGCGCTTCAGCACGCCATCATTCAGTGCGTAATCGTGATCTTCCGCCAGGGCGCGCAGGATCACCAAGCGCCGGTCTTCGGCCAACAGCGCAGCGAAATCAGGCATCAGCGCTTTCCCCTTGTGCTATCCGGCGCGCCTTCGCTCAATTGATGGCGGACCAAAAGCTGCACCTGGTATTCAACGCGCTTCAGAATGTCGTGCACGCCCGTCACCCGTTCCGCGACCACGGCGACCGCGCGATCCAGATCATTCACCCGGTCCTGTAGCGCGCGCAGATCATTATGAGACGGCATTTTCCCGAGGCGTTCTTCCACCTCATCAACCCGCTGCACCACCTTCGCCAGATCGCCACGCGCGGCGAAATCCCCCGCCAGCTTGAAGCGCAGAAATGCCAAAACAATACCGCCGACAATGGCGGCGGTGGTGACAATGGCGGCCATGTCGCGCCATTCCAAGCTCACCATCATGCGTCATCCTCCGCTTCCTTTGCGGGTTGCGGTGGCCTTGCCGCCTGCGCGGCTTGGCGCAGGCGCATCCGCGCAATCGCATTGGCGCGGTGGCGTTCTTCCAGTTCCTGCGCGTAATCCACGGCATCAGGCATCACTTGGTCCTCGCTTCAAAAATCTCGCGCACGCGGGCCAGGCGCGTGCGGCAATCTTCCCCGGCTTCGATCACATCCAGCAGAAACGCCATCAGATCAGCATCGTTTGTCATGGCGGGCACCGGCGGTTCATCGCGGCAGGCCAGCAGGCTTGGCGCCAGCGTCAGGCCGGGGGCTGGGCGATTGGCTGGCGCGCAGCCGATCAAGCCCAGCAGCAACAGCAGGGCTGGCCACACAGGCCGATGTGCGGTTCGCGGCATGGATGGTCCTTCGGATGGGTTCCAAGCGTTCGGTGGTGGCGGCGGCAGCGGCGGCTTGGCGTTCCAGCGCGCTGATCACCTGCGCGCGTTCCGCCAGGGCTTGCTGCGCCGCGGTCAATTCTGTTCGGGTTTGGGCCAGGGTTTCTTCCGCGCCCGCGCGGCGCCAGGCTTCCACGCGCCAGGCGGTGGCAAGGCCCAGCACCACCACCAGCAAGGCGCCGGCCAGATACGGCAAGGCTGGCTTCAGCAGCCAGGCTGTCAAACTGGCCATCATGGCGCGTCACCCGGGCGGCGACGGGCGGCGGTGGCGGTGCGGAAATCCAGCGCGCCAACGCCCATGTAACCCGCGACCAACCACGCGATCAGCGTCATGGCCGCTGGCACCACGGTGGCGGCAACGCCGTGGCCGGCAAAGATCGCGGCAAAAATCGCGGCCCAGGCCACGATGCAATTCACCACCACCACGCTGCGGGAAAAGCGCCGCGATGATTTGGGCAGCATGGCGGGTTCCGTCATGGATACGCCTTCCGGCACAATTCGAAGTGCGGGCCATCGGGGAAGCTTTTCCAATCGGCGCCGCAGATGATCGGCACATGCAGATCGGCGGCGACATCCTTCAGCCAGCGCGCCTGCTTGTGATACAACGGCCAATCCCAGCGCACTTCGCCGTTTTCAACGCGGCCATCGCCATCATCCAGCCAATAGCCAAGGTCCACCGCATGGCCGGTGATGTGCCGGCTATTCAGCGTGCGGGATGCGCCTTCGGCCACCAGCCTCGCTTGCCGTTCGGGCGTGCGCAGCCCTTCCAGCACAATGAAGGGCGTGAATTGCCGCGCGACCCGAACCACCTGCACCAAATCGGGGTGCACGCCCTTGAGGCGTTCATGGTCGCGCGGCAGCAAAAGGTCAGGAAGGGCGTCGTCCGTCATGCCGCGCACATTCGCGCGCGCGCGGCGATCAGGTCATGCGGACATGCGTCCGCATCACTTAGCGGAAAAGATCACCCTGAGAGGTTGTAAGGCCCGCATCGGTCAGGATGCGCCCGACCGCGCGTTCCGTGATGCCAAGCTTGCGCGCAATGGCCGGATAGGTCAGACCCGCCGCGCGATACATCCGCACGCGCCAGGCGCGCGCGATGGGCACCAGGATATGTTCACCGCCATAGGCTTCCCCCAGGCGGCGCGCTTCCGGCAGCGGCAAGGCAAGCCGCGCGGCGCTGTTCTGATTGATGTCTTTCGGCACATAAACCCGCGTCCCGGCATGTGCTTCAATCATGCTGAGCGCTGCATCGGCGCCGACGATCTTGGTCAGCCAATGGATTTCAGCCGGGGCGGGAAGCGAGCATTTGATCATTGCGGAAATGCTTGCGCGGGACGGGCGGGTTGGGTGATAAGGGCAGGCGTTTCAACGGAGGAACAACGATGCGCCGCGCGATCCTTTCTTGCCTGTTCACCGCACTGATGATTTCGACCGGGCATGCCCAAAGCGCTGAACCGGCCCTGCCTGATTGGGACATGCGCGCCCATTGCGAAAGGCAGAACCGCATCCTGCAAACCGAAAGCGCAGTGCTTTTGCGTGCTTGCCTTGACCAGGAAGAACGCGCGGCCAATGGCCTGCGGCGCGACTGGGATGCCACGCCGGCTGCTGCGCGCCGCACCTGCCTGCGCCAACAACAGGTTTTGAACATGACCAGCTACTTCATGCTGAATGCCTGCGTTCAGATGGAACGTGACGCCACGCGCGACATTCAGCGCCGCTAATCGCACCCGCAATCCCCGCGACACCTTGAAAGAAAGGCATTCCCCATGCGCCGCATTATACTTTCCTGCCTGCTGACATTCGCCCTGCTGCTGCCGGTCCTTGCCACGGCGCAGCCCGCGCCGCCCGTTTGGGGCCGCAGCGCCAATACCTTCACCGATTCCTTCAACGATGCCGCGAAGAAGCAGCGGCTGCGCTACAATATCCCCTCGGTCATCTGCGCCATGGGCAACACTATCGAATGCGATGCGCAGACTGGCTTCCTGCCCCTGAAGCTGCGCGCTTCCAATAACCCGGAAGCCCTGCGCGAAGTCGCCATTCCCTACACCGGCAACACCCCCATGGTGCAGGTCATCGGCATGACGCACATGGTCTTGGAAGCCCTTGAACCGAACATCAATGAGCAAGAACGCCGCAATGCCGTACTTGGCATGTTCGGCATTGGCAATGCGCCCAAAAACGCAACCCCGCAGGTCGGCCAGACACGGATGCGCATTCGCGATTTCTTTCGCGGCGGCGAAGTGCAGTTCCAATTCGTGGCGCCGTAAGGTCACCGCCACACCTTCAGGCTGAGCGCTGCCAGTAGCCGCTCAGCCGCTGGCAGCCGCGCCAGCACCCGGCGCCATTGCCGCAGCCTTTGCCGGTGGCGCCACGCGCGGTAGCTCATGGCGCGGCCTGTGCCGCGTAGGCGTTACACCCAACGCACAAGCGATTGCCGATATGGGCAGAAAGAAACGCTTCGCGGCAGCGCAGGCATTTGCGTGAAAGCGCAGTCGGCGCGTCTGAATTGCCGCGAATGCGGCGCGGGGAATGTGCGGAAACCGCATTCCGCCGAATGGAACAGTTAAGCTTCCAATCGCCCTGGGTACTGCGGATCGCGATAATGCGCGCGCCATCACGCTCCAATTCCCAGATGCGTCTTTCCTGGCCCAGATCGAGCAGCCGATAGATGTCCTCATAAGGGAAGCCAACCGCGCTTGCGATCAGCGTCATTCTCGGCATGGGCTGCCCAAGTTCCGCCAGCCGCTGCAATTCCTGCACCAGGCGTTCCAGGCGCGTGGTGGGGCGCGGCGCGTTCATGCGGCGGCAGCCCGCTGCAACCGCGCGCGCCAGGCCTTCAGCCCTTCCAGCACGCGGTTCGCCATGGCGGCGGTCAGGAATTCGGCGCTGTCCACACCTTCCGGGTGCGCTTCTGTCTGCGTCTGGCGGCGGACAAAGGCGCGCAGCGCCGCTTCATCGCCCCGGCCTTGCAGGCGGCAGATATCCGCCCAGACGGCGTGGATCATGCGGATTTGCGGCTGGGCGCTGCGCTTGGCGGCAGGCTTCGCGCGCCAGCCCAGCCGGGTGAATTCGCGCAGCACCGCGTCAAGCTGGTCCACCCGCATCTTACCCGCGCTGTCCAGGCCCGTGATGCGTTCCAGAATGGCGCGGTAGCTTTCTTCTGCCAGCGCCAGCTGCTTCTTCGCCAGATGGATTTTGGCGATCATGCGCGCGCGATCCTGCTTCATAGGCCAAGCCCCTGCTGAGGCGCGCGCAGGCGCTTCACGTGACGGTCAAAGTCCGCCTCCGCGCTCTTGGCCTGCACCAGGTGCAGATGCTGACGGTCTGCGAAGTAGCGCTGCTGCGCCGTGCGCATTTCAAGCGCCAGCATCGCCAATTCGCGGATGGCCTGCGCATCGGCCTGCGCCACCAATTCCTGCCATTCGCGATCAACGGTTCGGGGCATCATGGCGCGGCCCCTTCCGTCTGTGGCTGGCGGCGACGGATATCAATTTCCAGCACCCGCACCTGCATGGATGCGCGGATTTCGCCGGCAAGATAACCCCGCACCCAATCCCGATGGAACGCCGTCGGCGCGATCAGCACCGCACGCTTCCCAGGTTCCCAAACGGCGATTTCCAATTTGGCAATCCAGGCAATGAAATCCGCATCACTGATCTTGCCGCGCGTCACCGCGCGCAGCGGATGATCTTCATTCACGCGGCGCGGCGCGGCCTCTGGCGCTGGCGCCTGGGCGTCCTGATAATCCAGCCAGCGCCGCTGGCGCAGGAATGTGGCTGCATGCACCACGAAGGCGGCTTCGATGTTTTGCGCCTTTACTTCGGCGGCGTAGCCTGCCGCCGCGCGGGCCAGATCGGCAGGCGCCGCGCCTTCCTTCACGGCGCGCGCATAGGCCACTTCAGCCAGCGCGCGCGGGTTTGGTTTCCGGGCCGGATACGCCGCCCAGAAAACCTCGAAGTCATCACGCAGATGCTTCGGCAGGCCATCCTTGGGGAAAAGGGCGCGCTGCATGGTTCAGCACCAAAGCTCGCGCGGGCCACGGCCATTATATCGGCGCGCGAGCCCTTCCTGGATCAGCACATGCGCGACATTCATGCCGCGCGCATCAAACACCACGGCCAGCACGCGGCCATAGCGGTCACGCCCATGCGCTTCAACGCGCAAGCCATCCAGCAGCAGCTCCGCCAGCCGCGCGCGTGCGCGTTCGGCCAGCGCCTTTTCTGCCGGGCACCGGTGGTGCACTTCCGGCGCATCCAGGCCCATGATGCGGATGGTCTGGCCCTGATGCACGATGGTGTCGCCATCAATCACCCGCACCGAATCAGCGGCGGCGGGCATGGCCAGCGCCAACAGCAGCGCGGCGGCGATTTTCAGGTGGCGGATCATGCGGCATTACTCGTCGTTACCGCCCGCGCAGCCACATGCCGGTCAAGACCTGTGCTGGTTGGGCTATTCAAGAAATCCGCTTCAAGCTGATCCGTGGTCGCCTTCAGCCGCTCCGCATCCACCTGCCCGCGGATCATCACCGCGGCGAAATCGGCCTGATCAATGCGCTGCCTGTCACGCTCAGCGCGCGGGCGCGTCGCGGCCTGGACGCCGGCATCGAAGGCTGCACCCACGATGCGCTTGATCATCTGCTCAAGCGTCTGCGTCTGGTTGCTCATGCTGCCATCTCCTTCTGGCCTACGGGCTCAATGACAAAACTCTCACCCGCGCTTTTGATCGTCACGCCGGGAATTTTGGATGCCTGTTCTGGGTTCGCCAGCATCGCCTCGCGGTTGATTTCCACTTTCGTGCGCAGGAATTCCTCGCCCTTCTTCTCCATCAGATAGGCCAGCACCGATTCCTGACCCTTGATCTGGACGCTGGGCGGCGCCTGGCGCCACGCGATGGTGCCATTGCCCAGCCGCACGGTCTTGGTTTTGCCGCCATCGGTCAGGGCGTGGCGGTTCGCTTCCGCCCAAAGCTGCAACCCGCGAAACAGCCGGTCATGTTCTGCCGCCAGCTTGGCACTGGCTTCTTCCATTTCAGCCGTGACATTCGCGATGGCTTCAGCCAGCGCCATTTTGTTCAATTGGATCTCGCGCTGGATAATGCCGATCTGTTCCAGATAGGCTTCCGCCTCGTCTCGATGTTTGGGTGGCGTCGCGGTCTCCGCCGCGCGCTTATTTTTGGGCATGGGGTGCTTCCTTCAAAGGGGATTTGGGAATGGAATTCGCCCGCGCCGCCTTCGCGCGCCGGGGGCTTTTCTGCACCCGGCACAGCGCCGGGAAATTGTGGCGATGGGAGGCTTCCGCCGCGTAGGACCGGAAGGATGCGCCGCAGCTGCAACGCATCGCTTCACTCCAATGGCGCGCGGTCATGCGAACACCGCCCGCACGCGGTTCATGCGGTTGCGCAGCTTCGCGTCCCAGGCTTCGCGCGCCCAGATCGCGTTATGCGCGTGGCGCACCGTGGCGTGGTCCTTGCCGAAGGCGCGGGCCACGCGCTGGACGGACATGTTCAGGCACTGGATACACAGCGTCATCGCCACTTGCCGCGCCAGCACAACATCGCGGTCGCGCCGGCCAGAAGTGATGGTCAGCACCGGCACGGAAAATTCCGCACTCACCGCCTGCAGCACATCATGGATGGAACCGGCAGGGGCTGGCCGTGCCAATTCGCGCGTGTTGCTCTCCAGCGCGCGCACACGGCGGCTCAGCAGGTCCACCTGGATGCGCAGATCAGCCAAGGCGCCGGGCGTCATTAGGCGGCCTCAGCCATCAAGGGCGCGCCGGCAGAAAGCCGTTCCCACGCCATCCTGATATGCGTCTCAGCGACCGCTTCCGCGCCTTCCGCACTGGCCAACATGTGGGCCATGCGCAAAACCTTTGTCAGGTTGCGGAGCGCACCCGGGCGCTTGGCAATCTGCATCAGCATCGCGCGTTCTTCCTTGCCGCCGATGTCCCAGGCATCCATCAATTGCTCGATATCGCCCTTCAGCGCGCGCGGGCGCGCAAGCCGCATGCCGACGCGCGAAAACAGCTGCGCGAATTGCGCGGCGCGGGCGCCACCTTCAAGCCGCGCATGCACGGCTTCATTGCCCATCAGCGCCATGCCGATATCGGCAAGGTCGTAGAACATGCGCAGTTGATCCAGCGTCTGGCTGGTCAGATGCTGCGCTTCATCCACCAGGATCAGCCCTTGGCTGCCTGTCATGCGCCGGGTCAGGCTGCGCGAAAGCTGCTGCGTTGACATGCCGCGCGAAGGCACGCCAATCGCCTCCGCCAAGTATTCCAGCATCGCGCGCGGCGTGGACATGGTGGGCTCAGCCGTGATCAGCCACACATTGGTGTTGCGCTGGGCATAGGCGCGGCCCGCGCTGGTTTTGCCCACACCAGGGCTGCCCGTGATCACCACGAATTCCGGCATGAATTGCGCATGTTCCAGCGTGGCCAGAATGGCCTCTGCGGTCGGCGTCGGCAGGAAGCCCGGCGCTTTCGGCGCCAGCGCGCGGGTGCGATCCGCGGCTTGCTGGCCATCCAGCCATTGGCTTGCTTTTTCACCAATCGGCCCCAGCCTGCCGCGATAGGTATTGCCCATCCAGCTGCTGAAGGTGCCGTATGGAACACCCACCTGGCGCGCCACATCGGTCATCGCCAGGCCGCGTTCTTTCATGGCACTGCGAATGCGCTGGCGCAGCGCATCCATGTCGTCCACGTCAATAATTTGGTCGCTCATAATC